ATATTAAAAAATATTTTATATAATTTTTTTTAAATACCTTTTAAAAGTATATCTGAGATAATATATACTATAAATAATTAAAGGTGATGTGTATAGTAATGTCCATATATTTGGATGCCAATGTTCTCCACAGAAACCTAAGAAATGTTTTAAAAATTCTATCATAGAGTAAATATAAAAAAAGTGCCATCAAAATATCCCACTACAAAAAATTTATCAGGCACTATTCCAAACTATAAAAAAATACGATAATTATTTAGAAAGGCATATCGTTGCTTTGTTTTTCTTCTACCGTTTTAGCAGGAGTAAAATCATTCCATGCTACATATAAATCTTGCCCTGCCTTTAAAGGCTTTTGAAGTTTACCCATAGTAAGATTTAAAAATTTTCTATCACCTACTTTCTGAATACAATTTGGATTCTCTGCAAGTTTATTTAAATCAATTTGTAGATTATAAAAGTCTCCATATTTTCCAGTCTTTGTCCATCCACTACCTAAATACAATTTGTTGTTTTTCATTATTTTAAAAGTTTATTATTATTATTATTATACTTCTTACCAGTTGCACAATAGTAAGCAATCTCACTTGCTACATCTATTACGTCATCAACGGTAACATCATTATGTCCTTGCTCTGATTTGATTTTAAAATAATCAATTGAAGCCTTGATTGAACTCTGTCTAATTATACTTTTTTGTACGTCTTCCATCATAAATCAATTCTTAAATTTCTTATAAATCCTACCTTTGCAAGTTTCTTTAATTCTGATATTTTAAAGCTATCAGGATTGTTGAATTTATTATACATTGTCATTAATGTAACATCAACCTTGTTAGCTAATTTTTGCTTGTCTAGTTTCATCTCCTTGAGACGACCCTCTAATATTTCTTTAGTTAACATAAAACAAATTTATAAAATTATTTTTAATTATTATAATTTTTTTTTAAATTTATTTTTATAATTAGTAATTCACTTATTACAATGTAATTACTATTATTTTTTATTAATAAAAAATAATTAATTACTATGTAACTAATTACAATGTATATAATAAAATAATAAAAAAATGCAATTAACAAAAGAGAAAATAGAAAAATTTATTAACGAATTTGAAAAAGACGCTACAACTGTTAAATGGATAGAATCAGTTAACAATAGAGGCAAGTATCAAAGAGACCTAGACAAAAGTTTTTACAAATATGTACAATCAACTATAAATAAATTATGTAAGTTGATAGTGTTAATTAGCACTACTCAAAATAGTGGTGATTTAATAATTAATAATATTCAGAAAGAACAAGAAAAATATATTACAATAATTGAAGATTTAGAAACAACTATAAAAAAAATAAATAATGCCGATAAAAGTTAAAGATTTTGATGACATACTAAAAAAGGATTATAATAAAAATGCTTGTAAAGAAGTATTTGTTAAAGACATAAAAGATAAATTATTTTCTTATTTTGAAGATGGCTACCCTATGGGAGAGACATCACACATAAAAGGATTGGACGAAAACTTCAGGTGGCGTAAAGGATTTCTTTATTGCTTTAGTGGATACCCTCAAAGTGGTAAGTCAGAGATATTAAATTATTTGAGCATTTTAAGGGCATATCATTACGGTGATAAGGTTATGATGTACTCACCTGAAACAAACACCGCAGAGTTAGTTCTAAACCTTTGTCAAGCATATCTAGGAAAGAATGTGAACCCTAACTATGCAGATAAATGTACAGAAGATGAAATGAATGATGCAATAGATTTTATTGATAATCATTTTGCGTTTCTAGAAAATAACGATGAGATGCCTACAATAAATTCATTAGTAGATAAATTTGAAGAATACACAGAGAAAGGTTATAATAATTTTATTGTTGACCCACTAAACTGGGTAGTAGAATCTAATTCAGGAGAATCAAATATGTATCAGTATTTAAAATTAACACTTACTATATTAAAACAATTTGCAAAAAAGACAGATAGTATTATGACTTATGTAGAACACCCTAAAACGCCTTCACCAATTAGAGGTGTTATACCAAAGGCAACGGCATTTAGTTTAGCAGGAGGAACTATGCACTTTAATAAGGTGGATTGTATGGTTGTAATGCACAGAATTAACGATGATGAGGTAGAAGATAGAGTCAAGGGTAGAGATTTAGTTGAAGGTTTACTTTTAAATCAAGAAAAACATATTAAATTTGTTGAGTTTGAAACAGTTAAAATGAAGTCTCAAAGATTAAATGGTACTTTAGGAAGTTGTTTTATACAATATGATTTAAAAACAGGTAGATATAAATAATTAATTATGACAAAAGAACAAGCATTACAACTTATCGTTCAAGTTTGTGAGAAAGGAAACAAAAGTGGACTTTTTACATTATCTGAATCTTCATTAGTTTTACAGGCTTTAGAACAATTTGGTGTTATGCCACCAAAAGCTGAAGAATTAGAACAAGATGAAGTACAAGATACAGAAGCGAAAGAAGTTAAAGACTAAATACATATATTTAGATAATAACAATGAAATAGTTGGCACTACAGACAATGTGTGCCAAACAATGATAAACCTTTTTAATGCGTTTAGAGATAATCGTAATAGAAAGGTTTTTTTTGATATAGACAAATCAAGAAAAGTCTATATAAATAGAGAACAAACATTACAATATCAAGAGATAAATGATAATAAAGTATATAAATATCAAGGAAAAGTTATAACAAGAAAAGATTTTATAATACTTTTGGGATGTGAGGAAGAATAAAAAATTATTAATAAAAGAAATTGAAGATTTTATACACATATATAAATTAAGAGCAAAAAGAGATTATTATTTTGATGATTATGATGTAAGGTGTTATAAAATGATTTATGCAATTAGTGTTATTTTTCCAGTAAATAAAAAATATCATAGAAATATACCAGTAGTAGAAAAATGTTTGAGAGATTTATGGTATCTATATTTTTATTTTAAATATAGAATTGATGGTTATGATGTAAAGTATGTTAATGTTGTAAAAAAATATTCTTAATGAGAAAGACAGTAAAAATAAATGAGATTATATCTAATAAAGAAAACCCTAGATTTATCTCAGATAAAAAATTTAATAAATTAGTGCAATCAATAAAAGATTTTCCTCAAATGTTAGAGAAAAGACCATTAGTAGTGGATGAAAATATGGTTGTACTTGGTGGTAACATGAGGCTTAAAGCATTACAAAAAGCAGGTATAAAAGAAATACCTATTGACATTGCAGAGGGTTGGACAGATGAACAAAAAAAAGAATTTATAATAAAAGACAATGTAGGCTTTGGTGAATGGGATTTTGATATTCTTGCAAACGAATGGGATACTGAAAAACTAAATGAATGGGGTTTAGATTTTGATTTTAAGATAGAACATGAAGCAGAAGAAGATGATTATAATGAACCTGATGATTTAAAAGTTGATGTTGTTCTAGGTGATTTAATAGAAATAGGAGAGCATAGATTATTATGTGGTGATAGTACGGATGCAGACCAAGTAGCAAAGCTAATAAATGGCGAAAAATGTAATTTAATTACAGACCCCCCTTACGGAATTGATGCAAACAATCAAACATTAGGTACAGGAAAAAAAGAATTTTACAGAGGTAATGATTGGGATAAAAAAATACCTGATTTTTATTTTATTTTACAATTAGTTGATAAAGCTATAATTTGGGGCGGTAATTATTTTGCTGATAAATTAGATATTAATAATCATTGGTTGTGTTGGCATAAAAAAAATGATGGATTAAGTTTTAGTGAATTTGAACTTGCTTGGAGTAATATAGGAAAAAACACAAGAATATTATCACATCATTGGGGTAATGAAAAAAAAATACACCCAACAATGAAACCAATTAAAGTTATAGAATGGTGTATTAATTTAATAAATGAAAATAAACCTATTTTAGATGTTTTTATTGGTAGTGGTTCAACAATGGTTGCCGCACATCAACTTTATCGTAAATGTTATGGAATGGAACTTGACCCAAAATATTGTCAGGTAATAATAGATAGAATGATTAACTTAGATTCTAGTATTAAAGTTAAAATAAATGGTAAAAAATATAAAAGTGCTTGATTCTTTAACTTAATGTTTAACTTTTATCAAGAAACATTTAAGTATTTTTGATGTAAAATAGAAGATAGCACTTTTTTTAATTATGAAAAGCAACAAAATACAACATACTAAAAAGGCATTGTTAAAAGGACTTGAAAAATCTTTAGGAGTAGTTACTACTGCTTGCAAACAAGTAGGTATAGATAGAACGACATTCTATAGGTATTACAAAGAAGATAAAGAGTTTGCTAGTCAAGTAGATGATTTAAGTAATGTGGCAAAAGACTTTGCAGAGAGTCAACTATTTAAACAAATACAAGGTGGTAACCCTACCTCTACAATATTTTATCTAAAAACAAAAGCAAAGGATAGAGGCTACATAGAAAGAAGGGAATACGACGTTAATGGCTCAGTAGAAAGCAAATTGATTACATGGAAACCAGCAGGAAAAAAGAAACAATAGAATGTAATGTTCAGTTTTATCAAACTATAAATACAGATAAAAGAATAGTCATACATCAGGGTTCATCAAGAAGCGGAAAAACCTACGCTTTATGTCAGTACGTCATTTACTTATTAACAACAAGAAAAGATAAACTTGTAATAACTATAGCAAGAAAAACCTTACCTGCTCTTAAAGGCTCTGTCTATAGAGACTTTATAGAGATAGCACAAAAGGTAGGTATATATAATTTTGCAGAAATCAATAAAGCAGAATTAACATTTAAATACAAAGAGCATTTGGTAGAATTTATATCTCTTGATAATGAGATGAAAGTAAGAGGTAGAAAACGAGATATCTGTTGGCTCAATGAAGCAAATGAATTTTATTTATCAGACTTTGAGCAGTTAGCACTTAGAACAAGTGAGAGAATATTATGTGACTTTAATCCGTCAGACGTTATTCATTGGCTTTATGATATTAGTAACCGTTCAGATGCTGAGTTATTTATTACAACCTTTGAGGATAATGCGTTCTTAGATGAAGAAATAAAAAAAGAAATACTAAGAATGAAAGAAACAGATACCGATAGATGGCGAGTATTTGGTTTAGGATTAAGGGCCAACTTCAAAACTGGTGCAATATTTGATAACTGGCAATGGATAGATTATAAAGATTTTTTAAATAAAGAACATTGTGAAGTTGCATATTCAATGGATTTTGGATTTTCAAATGACCCTACCACTATAATAGAAATAAGAAGAAAGAATGACAGACTATATGTAAATGAATTATTATATAAAAAAGGATTAACTAATCAAGACATTTATCAAGAGATTAAAAATCTAAAATTAGAAGAAGAAATATTTGTTTGCGATAGTGCAGAGCCAAAGAGTATTGAAGAATTAAAAAGATTAGGGTTATATGCTAAACCGTCACAAAAAGGAAAAGATAGTATTTTAAATGGCATACAAACAATAAAAGAGTATACAGTTTTTGCTTCTAAGGAAAGCAAAAATCTATTTACAGAATATCAATATTACGTTTGGGAATCAAATAAAGATGGACAAAGAATTAATAAGATAAAACAAAATGGACAAGACCATTTAATGGATGCGTTCCGTTATGGTGTGACAACTGGCTTAGCTAGGTCAAGAGATTTTATCATAGTTTAAATAAATTTAGTATTTTTGAAAATAAATTCTATTTATGGCAAGTTTTCTCCAAAGATTAAGAAACGGATTAAAAGCATTTAATTCTCAACAGACGAATGAATCGTACAACAGATTCATTTATAACTTTATGGGTGACAATACAATTTCTAATAATCAATATAATGAAGATTATATAGAAAAAGGTTATGCTTACAATCCCACAATATATTCATTAATTCAATTAATATCTAAATCAGCAGTAACAGTACCTTATAATATTTATAGAAAAGTTGATGACGGTGCATTAAAAGAATACAAAGCGTTAACATCAAATAGCTTAAATGAAGAATCTGTATTAAAAGCAAAGTTATTAAGAAAGCATACACTAGAACAAGTAGAACATACCGCACTTGGTAAGTTATTAGAAAGACCAAACCCTGCACAATCTTGGGCAGTATTTCTAGAGGAACTTATTGGCTTTGGTAAGCTTACTGGCAATAGATATGTATATGGAATCTCTCCTGAAAATGGTGAGAACAGAGACATATATTATCAGTTATATAATCTACCTGCACACTTAATAGAAATAAAATCAGACGGAATATTTAAACCAGTATCAAAATATACTATGATGTATAATGATAATAAATATGATTTAACTGCTGAAGAAGTATTACATATTTCAGATTTTAATCCTGATTATTCTAGTAATGGCTCTCACTTATATGGTCAGTCTCCAATACAAGCAGGCATGAGAGTATTAACAACAAGCAATGAAGCGGTAGAAACTAATTTAAAATTCTTACATAATCAATCTGCTAGAGGTATGTTAACTCCTGATGATGACCAATTAACACCGACTCAAGCACAACAAATGAAAGACGCTTTCAGAAGAAATTATCAAGGAACTAAATCAGCTAATGATGTAATGATTACAGGAAAGAAATTTAGTTGGGTAAACTTTGGTCTTTCAACTTCTGATTTACAATTATTAGAATCTTATAATGCTACTGTTAAAGATTTATGTAACATATATGGGATACCAGTTCAGTTATTAAACAACACAGAATCAACAACTTATGATAATTATAGAACTGCTAGAAAGGTTTTATTTACAAACGCAGTAATTCCTGAATTAAATAAAATAAGAGATGAGTTTAATAGGTGGTTAGTACCTATGTTTGGTGAAGATTTATATTTTGATTTTGATTATAGTGCCGTTCCTGAGTTAATGCCTGAACAAGAAAAGTTAGTAGATACTTTATCAAAGTCATATTGGTTAAGTGCAAATGAAAAAAGACAAGCACAAGGGTATGGTGTAGATGAAGAAAATCCAGTAATGGAAGATTATTTAGTACCGTCAAACCTTATTCCTATTTCTGATTTAGATATGGGAGTCTCTGATAACGTAGAGTTTCCAGTAATAGAAGAAGAAGATGTGATTGAAGAAGAAGTTATTGAAGAAGTAATTGAAGAAGAAGAAGTAAAATCTAAAAATATAAAAGCAATTAGTGATGAGGTATATGCTACTGAAGAAGAAGCGTTAGACAGAGCAAAAGAAATTGGTTGTGATATTGCACATTCACATGATACAGATGAAGGTACTATTTATATGCCTTGTGCTAATATGACAGAACTAGATGAAGCTTTAAAAATTAATAAACAAAATTATTATGATGATTACCCTAAATCAGCTAGAAAAAATGCTGAAAGAAGTAAATCTATAAATGAGGAATTCAATAATCCTTGTGCCACTTTAGTGGGCAAAGGTCGTGCTACAGATTTAATTGCAGGTAAAAGAATGTCATTATCAATAGTTAAAAAAACATTTGCATATCTATCACGTGCGCACGAGTATGTTACTGGTGACTATATAGATGAAAAAGGTAAACCAATTTGTGGTGATATATCTTTTGCTCTTTGGGGTGGTAATATTAAAACGTCTAAAGTAGAAGACGATGCAATGTGGAAATGGTGTAAACGTATAATTGATAAAAGTGAAGAATAATGCCATTACCAAAACCGAGAGCAGAAGAATCTAACAATCAATTTATTAGTAGGTGTATGATAGATGATGTAATGACATCAGAATACCCACAAAGAACTCAGAGGTATGCTATCTGCAATAACTTATTATCTCAAAAAACATTAGAAACTAAACAAGCACAAAGAAACATATCTAAGGAATTTGTTAAACAAATTAAAATAGCACAAAAGAAAAACTATCCTATTGTGTATCAGTATTACATTAAAAATTATACTCGTGCTATGGAGTATTATAAGATAGAAGATACTGCTACGAATCAAAACTTTAATACTTTATTTAAAGAAGATGAAATGGTAGAGATGTATAAGCAGATGTACAGACAAACTGGATTACGTTTTTTTATGTGGTACAGAAAACACTTTAAATTATTTGTAGAAAAACTTAGTGAATTTGAGATACAAAGATTGTTAGATAAAATAGAAAGAGGTCAAAAACTTACACGAAGAGAAATGCAAAACCTAGAATCTACTGTGTTAAATGGTATGGATAGATATGCCACACAACGCTCAAATTATTTAGCTACTGCAAAAGAAGTTACTTCTATTAGTGGTGTCGCTAGAGATACATTAAAAAAAGTCATAAAAGAATTAACTGCAAATGAAGAATTTATGTCTATGGGTTTAGAGCCTAGAGTTAAAGAGATAATGAAAAGATTAAAATTCAAATCACGTTGGATGGCTAGACGAGTAGTACAAACTGAAACTACTGCCTCTGCAAATAATGGCATTTCATTATCAGCAGAAGATATATTTGGTAAAGATAATTTAAGTAAACAATGGATAGCAGGCGGTGCTAATATACGAGATACTCATGCTACGGCTAGTGCTAAATATCAGAAAACTCCTATAGCTAGTGATAAACCTTATATGGTAGGTTCTTCGTTATTAATGTTTCCTTCCGATACTTCATTAGGTGCTTTAGCTAAAGAAGTAGTGAACTGTAAATGTGTTTCAATACCTTTCGTTAAAAGAGATTAAAAACATTTATTTAAAAATTTAACTAATTTTGAAAATAAAATTTAAATTATGAGCAAAGTAATATATAAACAAGGACAGATAAGTGATATTGATGAGAATTTAGGAATCGTTAAAGGCTACGGTTCAGTATTTGGTAACAAAGATTCAGATAACGACATTATAGAAAAGGGTGCATATAAAAGAACTATTAAAAATAATGGTTCTCGTGTGAAGTATTTATATCAGCACGACATCACTAAGCCTATAGGTAAGATGAAAGAATTATATGAAGATGAAAAAGGATTGGTATTTGTTGCAGAAGTTCCTAAAACCACTTTCGGAAATGAGGTTTTAGAACTTATGAAATACGGAGTTATAGATGAAAATTCAGTTGGTATTATGCCAGTAAAAAAAGACTATGACGAGAATGGTGTTAGAATGATTAAGGAAGTAAAGCTATATGAGATTTCAGCAGTTACTATTGCGGCGAATGATGAAGCAAAAATATTAGAGGTTAAAGGAGAATCTAATAAAATAGATTACCTCAAAAAGAGATTTGATAATTTAATTAAAGTGATTAGAAAAGGTAGTGTTTCTGATGACTTAGGTTATCTTATTGAATATGAATTAGAAGTTTTAAAATCTTTGATTGCTCGTGATAACACACACCAATCAGATGAGGAACTAACTCGTGATAATACACACTTAGAGACTAAGAAGGATGCTATAACTTCAGATTCAATAATTACTTATATGTTTAACAATTTAAATTCAAAATAATGGATGAGAATATAAAAAAACAGTTAGACGACGTTTGTAATGTTATTGATGAGAAGCTAGAGAAATCTGCTAAAGCCATCAAGGATAACGTTAACAACGAAGTTGATACTGTTATAAAAGGCGAGGTTAATAACCTAGTCAATAAACACTCTGAAATAGTTGAGAGATTAGACAGAATGGAAGTTGAAAATAAGAAAAACAACTTTGATAATGTTTATAGAACTAAATCAGAAGTGATTGGTGATACACTTAATAAAAGTGAATCATTCAAAGCTATGAAAGAAGGGACTAGAGCAAACGCTTCAATGGAATTGAAAGCTGATGTTTTAATTTCTTCAGATTTTTCAGGTGCAAACTCTTCAAGAGATGCAACTGGAGTTACTAGAGTAGATGGTATCAAAAGAGACCCTGCTAATGTAACGAATATGATGGGAATTATTCCTGTAGGTTCAACTGATTCAAACGTAATAAGATTTGTAAAAGAATCTTCTTATACTGATAATGGTGGAGCAACTGCTGAAGGTAGTGCGCCATCTGATTCTAGTTTTGACCTTACTGCTGAAGATGCAGTAGTACAGAAAATGGCAGCAGTCATGACTATCTCTCAAGAGATGCTTGATGATACTCCTGCACTTTCTAGCTACTTGTCTCAGAGAATTCCTAACAAGTTAAATGCAACTATTGACGACCAACTTATTGGTGGTTCAGGTTCTACTCCTAATTTATTAGGATTATTAAATGGTGGAACTGACTGGGCTGCTGGAGGTTTTGCAAATGCTATTGAGTCAGCACAAGAACTTGACGTTCTATATGTTGCTATGAATCAATTAGCGTTAGCGAATTTCTCTGCTAATGGTATTGTGTTAAACCCAACTGATTTCCATAAGATAGCGTTATTAAAAGATACTACTAATGAATACCTTAGAGGTAATTCACTTGTATCTGCTGACGGTTTCTTCAGAATAAATGGTGTTCCAGTTTACATGAACAACAAGATTTCTGCTGGAAGTTTCATTGTTGGAGATTTCTCACAAGGTTCTCAAGTATGGCAAAGAGAGGGTGTTAGAGTAGACTTCGGTTACGAGGACTCAGATAACTTCTCTAAGTATTTAGTTTCAGT